AATTTCAGATCACGGGGTTGCTTTGCTGTTTATTGTTGTTGTATTGCCCGTTTTCTTCATTTCTTTTCTTAGTTTTCGAATACACTCCATTGATAACAACGTTGTCAATGTTATTATTATATCATAAACTCGATTTTTGTCAATCTCAAAACAAAAAGGGCCCGTGAAAGTGGCGTTTTCGCCATTTTCACGGGCATCATTGTTTCATTGGTTTTCTATATCTCCACCGTGACCTCGCTGCCGTCCTTAAAGGTAACTGTCATTTCGCTTTCGGAGTGGACAGTCACCGAATCGACGGTGGCAAGCCAGAGTTTTTCATCAAACTCGGTAAGCAGCTTATCGTGGCATTTCATATTATCAAGAAAGCGTGTTATCTTCTCCCGCTTGGCGGTGCGCTCCAGCATTTTATCGTTGATGTCAGCAATGCCGGTTTGCGCGGCCTCGTAGCGTTCCATCAAAGCGGTATATCGCTGGTTGTACTCATTTTGGTCGAGAACGGTGCGGGCGTTTTCTTCCACGCTTTTTCGCATAAGTTCCATGACGATATCATATTCGCTTTTTAGCTCCGCTTGTCTTTTTTCAAGGGAGGAGGTATCGGTCAGCGTCAAAATCACAGCTTCATAATCCTGTAAAACCTCGTCCTTATTTTCAATGAGCTGATTGAACGCCTCCACAAAAGCTTTCTGCAGTGCGGTTTCATAGAGGTGCGGCGTGCTGCACTTTTTGCCTTTGTATTTATGGTTGCACTGCCAAACGGTGCGGCGATATTTGCTGGTGGAATGCCAGACCTTCGAGCCGTAAGTCCCTCCGCACTCGCCGCAGATAACTTTGCCGGAGAACGGGCTGTCGCTGGCTTTGTATCCCCGGTTGTCTTTGCGCTGGCTGAGTTCGTGCTGCACCATATCGAAGGTCTCCGGCGTGACGATAGCCGGATGACTGTTTTCTACATAATACTGTGGAACTTCGCCCTCGTTTACCTTCATCTTTTTTGTGAGAAAATCCACGCAGAATGTCTTTTGCAGAATCGCATCGCCCTTGTATTTCTCGTTTTGCAGAATACTGAGAACAGTGGTGGACTGCCAGACTGTTTTACGCGCTGGCGTCAGAATGCCTACCTCGGTCAGATGCTTTGCAATCCATGAAGGCGTTTTCCCTTCGAGGAACAGCCTGTAAATCATCCGGACAGTGACTGCCTCGGATTCCACAATCTTTGGCAGACCGTCCTCACCTTTTTCGTAACCGAGGAAGCGTTTGTATGGAAGGGTGACTTTGCCGTCCTGCATCCGCTTACGCTGCCCCCATGTAACGTTTTCTGAAATGGAGCGGCTTTCTTCCTGTGCCAGCGACGACATGATGGTGATGAGTAGCTCGCCCTTGCTGTCCAGCGTGTAGATATTTTCTTTCTCGAAATAAACCTCCACACCTTTTTCCTTTAGCTGCCGGACGGTGGTCAAACTGTCCACCGTGTTTCGGGCAAACCGGCTCACCGACTTTGTGATGATGAGGTTGATTTTGCCGTCCAGCGCATCCTGTACCATCTGCTTGAAGCCGTCCCGTTTGGCGGTGGAGGTCGCTGAGATACCCTCATCGGTGTAGACCTTCACGAATTCCCATTCATCGTTTGCCTGTATATGGCGGGTATAATGGTCAACCTGCGCCTCGTAGCTGGAAAGCTGCTCCTCGGTATCGGTGGAAACACGCGCATAGGCAGCCACACGCTTTCTCACATATTCCGTGCTAAACGGAACCAGTTGCAAATTTAACCTTGGCGGTATTACCGTAACCCGTGCCTGACTCATATGCGCTTCCTCCTGTTCCTATTAATTTCATGCATGCGCTGGCGGGAAGCCTCGCGCAATTCGGGCGTCATACGGTCACGGGCAATTTGCTTCATTTCCTCCGTCCAGCTATCGGCACGGGAACGATCGTGCCAGACCTGCTCCGTCAAATGCCCGTCGCGGAATACGAACACTAACTTGTTTGCTTCCGGTACCCGTATCCCGGCAATACGATCTGTAAACGTCTCAGCTTCAAAATCCATAAGCCCGAGAACTTCTGCGGTCACTGTATGGAGGATATCCTCGGGAATTTGCTTGGCGGGGCAGCAATCCTTGCCTTCTTGAAGGAAGGTGGAGCATTGCCAGTACGGTTTGTCCCCGGCGACCTTCCGTTTGTAGTTCTTTCCGCAACCTTCGCAGACGATTTTTCCGGTGAAAGGGTAGCTTTTGGGCGTTACCCCTTTTTTGTTCCCAAACCGGCTCCTGCGTCGCTCCATAATTTCCTGCGCCATCTCAAAGGTTTCCATATCGATGATGGCGGGATGTGTATCCTCAGCATAATACTGCGGAAGCCGCCCCTTATTCCAGACCTCCTTTTTCGCCAGGTGGTCAGCTACATATTTTTTCTGCAAAAGCGCGTTTCCGGTATATTTTTCATTCTTAATAATCGCCACCACACGCTCTGCGTTCCAAGTCCCGCCACGCAGGGCAGGTACGCCCATCTCACGCAACTTTCTGGCAATCAAGCTTCCACCCATACCGCCGATATAGTCCTCAAAAATCATCCGAACGATATCCGCCGTCTCCGGGTCAACTTCTACCTCGCCTTTTTCAATGCGGTAACCAAACATAAAACGCAGGCTGACCAGTTCGCCTTGGGCAAAGCGTTTTCTGATTCGCCATTTACAGTTTTCAGAAACTGAGCGGCTTTCCTCCTGTGCGTAAGAAGCGAGGATGGTGAGCATTAACTCGCCATCCCCGCTGAGAGAGTGAATATTCTCTTTTTCAAAGTAGACGTCGATACTGAGCAGCTTTAGCTCTCGAACGATTTCCAGCATGGTCACCGTATTACGCGCAAACCTTGCGATGGACTTGGTAATGACCATGTCGATTTCTCCGTTTCTACAGTCGTTTACCAACCGCTGAAACTCCGGTCTGTCATCCTTTGTACCGGTAAACGCTTCATCGGCATATACGCCGACATACTCCCATTCGCCGTGCCGCTGGATATAGTCGCTGTAATAACTGACCTGAGCGGACAATGAGTGGAGCATCGCATCTTTTCCGCTTGAAACGCGAGCATAAGCAGCCACGCGTTTTCGCCTTGGCATAGGCGGCGCTATGGGTTCGAGTTTCGTTATCACTCGCATAAAAAAACCTCCTTTCCGGGTGCTTGAATCGAATGATTCTGCATTACATTCATCACTCTGAAAGCCCGAAAAGTCAAGGGTTTTCCGATGGTAAAGCGCCGATTACAGGGCGATATTTTGCCTTGTAAATTGTATCAATTTTACGGTAGTCTTTCTCGCTGATCAGCCCCTTAGAGAGCATCAAACGCGTGATCGCCATCGCCGCGCCATAGTTTTTTTCGCGGTCGAATTGCTCGCCTGTCATAAGCGCACCGCCTCTTTGCCAGCCGGACTCCGGTCAAAACGATGGGAAGTATAGCAGGAGTGGCTGCAGTATTTACGGCTCGGATTGCCGTAGCTGATAAACTCCTTGCCGCAATAAGCACAGATCAGCCGGTGCGAGGCTTTCCGGTTCGGCTGGTGTCGGTTGCTATTCCACCAAGCATATCGGCACCGGTCACTGCAGAAGGTTCTGGTTTTTCCCTTTGCGAGCTGCACCAATCGATTGCCGCATTGTTTGCATGTTTCTTTGTTATCTTCGTTCCCCGTATCGTTGGAAGCGTTGCAGGCATTAATGGAATTCCTGCGGCAGAACGACTTAACCGTGTTCACCGAAAGGCTGAGCGTTTCAGCAATCTGTGAGTAAGTCGTCCCCTGAAGCCGCATATCCTGTATGCGCTGTTTTTGTTCGCCTGTCATGGCAATCACCTCCATGGGGATAAAAAGAGAGAGGATGGCTCATAAAGAACCGCCCTCCATGTATTATCCTTTCCGCATCATTTCTTAGGAATATTAAGTTTTTGGCCTATCGTGATGGTATCACTCGTAAGCCCGTTGAGCACCTTAATCTCTGGGTAGCGAGTACCGCTTCCGAGTTTTACAGCGGCAATGCCCCAAAGGGTATCGCCCTTTTTCACAGTATAGGTAAGGACGCCAGCGGTGGTCGAATCTCCGGAACTGCTGACAATTTTTAATACCTCGCGGTCTACCCATGTATTGATGCCCGCTTCCTCAGTGCCGCCAGACTTCTTGATTTTTTTACCGAGCAGTACACAAGGATTCTTGCCTTTGATGACGGTTTTGCCACCCGAAGTTATCTGTGTCACACGGTGGTAGTAATCAGAAATAACCCAGCCGGGGATTTCCTTGCTGCCGGGATAATACCGAACGGCATCGCTCTTGAATTCCACCAGCGCGCCTTCTTCAATTTCATTTGGTGCAGGTTCGGGTTCGGGCTCCGGGACAACGCCACCGCCACTGGCCAATGCCTGTTTGACAGCGGCACGGAAGGTGTCCATCGACTTGCCATGTTTGGGGAACCAATGCATGACATCAGCGTGATTGGACGCTATGCCCTCTTTGTAGCCCTCGCTATGGCAGATGATGTTGCTCTCATTCAGACCGTACATCCTGCAAAGATAGGCGCAGAGCGCCACCGCTTCCTGATAGACCTTATTGAAATAGGATGCATCCGTAAGGTTATCTTCACAAATCTCGAAAGAGATGTGCGTATTGTTGGCGGTTCCTCCGGCATGCCAGCCCCGGCGGTTCCAAGGCAATGTCTGGTAGATCGCTATGGTACCGTCCGCCAATTTGCCGATGAAGCCATGGACGCAGACCTGCCGTCCATCCGGCTTATCTTGATTCCAGTGATTATTATACTGGTTTTTGCCGAGCAACCCGTCGTCCGGCCCAACGTATCTTTTAAGGTTGGGGTTGTTCGCGCCGGTCGAGTGGATCATAATACCTTGGGGCGTGATGGTGCGTCCTGCCTTATAACAGGCATTGTTGACGAAAATGAGCTTGTGCAGATTCATCTTGTGCTCTCCTTCTTCTTCATTTCCCTCGTCGGGAGACAAAACACCGCCATTGCCGTAATCTCCGACAATGGCGGTGCCGTCGTAATAAAAAGCTAGAATTTGTATGCTGGAGATGCCTTGCTTAGCTGCCCACATCGCACCAATCTGACTAAGTCCAATGCCGTGGCTGGCCTTTGTGGGCTTTTCCGCATTGGCAGCGGCGTCCCATTCGTCGGTCTTATTCACATAGTAGGGATAGTGACGGCTCCATACATCGCCACTGCGCTTGGTCACGCCGCCGTTTGAGGCAGAATAGAAGCAGTCGATGATGGAGCCGTCATAGCAGAGTACCTGACCGCGCGTTTCCTCGACAGCCTGCCTGCTTCGTGGACTGCTTTTTAGCAGCGAGCAGCGGAAAGCTTGAAATGAGGTGGTATCATCCATCACGGTTCCTGCCAGCGCCCGCTTTGCTGCGAAGGTTCGAGCGGCAATAGCCTGCGCTTTTAGCGCCTCCATATGGGAGGACTCGTATATCTCGGCGGGCAAGACGCCGCAAAGATACTCCTCAATGTCCAGCGTAACCGGCCCTGCACCATAATGCGCAGTGTTCTCTGCGCGAGTCATTCGCAAGGATATCTTCATTTGTCATCCTCCTCGCAGCTGTGAAGTTGCGACAGTATGTCGCGTAGTTTTTCGGGAATAGGCAGGCCAATGTGCCCGGCGTTCTCCAACAGCGAGATTCCCTCATTACTCAGATAAAAGAAGATGACCGCTGTGCGCAGCGCACTGCCGTTACCAATGATCTGGCTGTCGATGAGATGGCCAATGCCAACCATCACGAAAATGAGCACTTTGCGAAATATCCCTTTAAATCCCACATTGCTCGACAAGCGCTTGTCTACAATGGCGCACATCACGCCGGTTAGGTAATCGACCACTACAAATGCGATGAGTGCGTAGAGGAGCCCATCCATCCCGCCTAGAAACCAGCCGAGAAAGCCCCCAGCGACAGCAAAAACACCTTGAATCCAGTTCCAAATTTCCTTCATTCTCAAAACCTCCTATTGATTTATTGCGTAAAAAAACGCCTGCCGTCATTCAGCAAGCGCTTATACCAAGGTAAAACCGTTATATTTGTTTGGGCATGTGTTCCCAGAGCCGCATATCCTCCTGTCCCAGCGACCAGATCGCCACACCCCGTAGCCCCCAGCGATAGGCTGCTTGATTCGCCCAATACACCATGCTGTCCACGTCCTGATAATAGACAATACAGAAGCCGTCCGCATCCCCAAAGAACAGCCGGGATATCCAGACATTGATATCCCTTGGAATTACAGCAGCGGTATAATTGCCACCACAAGCTACCCGGATTGCGTCCGAGTGATAGAAATCATAGTCCATGGAGATTTCTTCGCTGCGCGTGGATAGTTCCTCCACATCTGAGGAAAGCGTGAATACTTGAAACTCGTTGTCCCATGTTACGTCACTGCGGGCAATCCGGCCATAGGATTTGGTTGTGCCGTCCGGCATCCGCACATCAAACGCCTCATAGGGTTCGTATGTCCAGGCATCGCCCAGCCGCAATAATTCGCATTTGACTGGACCGTCCGATTGGAACCCGCAATACCCAGAGGTAGCTGAAACAGTAGCCGTAAAGCGCAGTGTATTGCTTGAACCGGAGTAAACCCGCACACGATTACCGCGTTTGCGCATTTCAATCAAATACATGCTGGGATTTATGCGGATGTTGGCATCGGAGGTGCGTGAATACTCGCCCTGCCAGCTCCCTAGCAGCGTACTGCCCTGATAGAGCTCCACACGCTGGCTGTCGATATTGATGCAGCAGAATAGGTTTCCTATGAAAACCCCAGCACGCCCGGCATCATTGGACGGGAACGCCAGCCTCGCCCGAAGGTGCACATCGGAAAAGCCGCTGTACTTCCATGCAAGCTGGCCGGAACCCTCAAGTTGGCAATAGGGCCGGTTAGATGTCCAATCATCGGGATCGCGCCACACCTGCCAACTGCCGGAAAGCGTCGTCCAATAAGAATCTTGAAGCGGCGGCTGATCGCGAAAGTCCTCATACCACGCCAATGCGCTGTCAGGCTTGCGCCGCAGCACCTCGGTGGTGAGCCGGAATCCTTCTGCCGGAGCGCGCATCTGGCCGTTGACATCCTTAAAGTAGCGCGGTTTGAGAGAATAGCTGGCGCTGCCCGCCGAACACTCCTGCGAAAAGCTGTTGCACACCCGAAAGCCGTAAAACACCGAACCGGGGACGCCGCCCGTGATGACGATGGTGTGTTGGCCCGCCGACAGCGTGCGCCCGGTGGCCAGCGCCCGCCAGTGGCTCTGCTTCCAGTAAGGCCACCACATCCGGTTTTCGTTGAAGGAAACCGCGCTGCCGTCCAGCGTCAGGTTGATGCCGTTTTTATCCCAGAAAGGAAAGCCGATGCGCACCGCCACATCATACACGCCGGTGGCCGGTACCGAGAAATTGTAGGTCGCCGTGCCATTGGCGGCGACAGCGGCGGTGGTATCGCCAATGATCATGTTGCCAGTGTAGCTGTCCGGCTTGCCGTCCCGGTCGATGTATATGGTGCCGAAGGAGCTGCTTTGTTCCTTGCCGTAACAGGTCAGATAACGGCGGCGGTTATAGGTGTCGCCTATGAGCGGACCAGTTCTCGAAACCGAATCTTGCCCCTCCATGTAGTCGTAGATGAAAGGCAATATATACGGCCCCTTATCATAATCGTCCCAATAGGAAACGAACGGGATGTACTGCTGCCGGGAGGCAAAGTTGTACCCGCCCTTCTGCCAAATCTCAGCGGCGTAGTAGGTGTTGGAGGTGCCGCGATACTGCTTCCCCTGATTGGCCGGAGTGTCGAAGATCTGCCACTCCCAGCCGTAGGCCGGAAAGCCCAAGTACACCTTGCTCGGGGTCATGACCTGCGTGGCGTAGTTGTAGATGCCCTCCAGCCAGCTTCGGGGCGACACCGGGCCGGGCGCGGAGCCCGCCCATGCCATACCGTAGCTCATGATGGCGGCGGTGTCGCAGTAGGGATTGAGGTCGGCGTACACGCACCAGTTCTCGCCACCCACCGAGCCCTGCACGCCGGTCATACCGGGTAGGCAGATGTTGACGAGCTTTGCGCGGTTGTAGGTTTTAACTGTGTTGTAGATATCCCGGAACAGTTCATTCGCCGCCTGCCGGTTTTCGTACCCGCCGCCTTGCTCGAGGTCGATGTCGACCCCGGCGCACCACGGGTACTTCTGTATGATGCGGGTGAGTTCCGAGAGGAACTTGGTCTTTGCGCCGTTCGTATTATTCCGAAGGGCTGCGAAAATGGAGGCATAGCCGTGGTTCATCACAGTCAGCATCCACTTAATGTGGGGCCACTTGTTGATGTAGGGCATCATATTGGCAATCGGGGTGCCGGTTTCGGTGATGGTCCCGGTGCTGTCCACCTCAAAGGTGAAAATACCCACCGTGTCGAGACGGTCGCCATATTTCTCAAATGCCTCGTACATCCGGGCATTCTGCATGAAGGCCCACACCATGCAGCGCTTGCCTTTCAGATAATTGCTCATGGCTTCGATTCTCCTTCCTGCATCTCCCGGAACTCAACGTACAGCCGGGCCGAGGTGCCTTGCTGCAGCTCCACCTTGTACTTGGAATCGTAGGCCGCCGCGTATTGAAAAAAGCCCCACTTAGGCGTAGGGCTTCCATTGCGCAAGCAGTGCCGCCCCGAGGCGAGCAGGGCGAACTCGTCGCCCGCATTGGCCGCCGAGCGGAAGGTGGCCTTGTGGGAGCCAGTTTCGGTGGCAAGGTGGATGCTTTCAGCGGCCATACTGTCCAAGGGATATAAATAATAGTCGAGGCCGGTGCTGGTTTGTCCGGGGACATTGAGCAGGATGGTAGCCCCGTGCCGGATGATCCCGTTGCGCCATATGACCGGACCGTGGGGGTCTCGGAGCATGGTAGAGGTGTGCGGGGTGTAACCGGTAAGCCGGTCGCCTTCTTGAAGCTGCAGGTCGGTATAGTAGATTGTGCCGGTGCAATCGCTGATCAACAGCCGGACGGTGATGCTCACCACACGCTTTTCTTCTTCGCGGAGCTTGATGGGCTCCACGAACCGGATGAAATTATCTACCATGGCACGTCACCTCCAAGACAAGAAAAAAAGACCACCGAAGCGGCCTTTTTGTACGATAGGTAATATTTAGTTGGTATCACTTTTAAGGTAATCAGTGATTATATCCTTAACCTCAGGCGATATCCTTGTATCATACTCACGGTTTTTGATGAGCTGATACAGATTATTGGCATAAACATCAAGTCCGCCAAAGGGGTCGTCGACCGTATTGAACATTCTTTGAAAATAGTTCTTCCCATAGTCCGGGTTGCTCTCATCATCTTCCGACCAGCGAAGAATGAAATCATAATTAATCTTATCGGATTTCTCAAGTCTGAACGGGATAATAAGCACCTCTTTTTCGAGGTTAATGTTTTCGCATGTAAAAATGTCATCCACAAGAATGAACCTTGCATCGCGGCTTAAACGCATGGGATGATATAAAGTGACCGCATCATCTTCAGTCACTAATTTTGTACCCTTTATCCTTTCATCAAGTTCGCACTCGACACCACCATTATTGATCCATTCAATCGTCCCATCCGCAGTTTGACCATATGTCTTTTGTAGAAATTTCGCAGCCATTTCTGTGTTGGAATTCGGTATCTGTAAATCTGTTTCAAGCAATACCTTGATATCTGTCTCAAAAAGTTTAGCGATTTTCCAGACAACATCAACACTTAATTTCTTGGCTGAGTTTTCTTTCGCTGTACGGGAAATATATCCCGCACTAATACCAAGAAGTTTTTCAAGGTCTCCTATACGGAGATCGCTCTTCTTCGCCATGTAGTTAATGTTGTTGACGAGAAAACTGTTATCGAACTCACCAAGGGAACTAAGATACTCATGGATAAAGTCGTTTTGGGTTTGCAGCAAATCGTCCCACCCACTGGAATCCTCATCGTGCATTAAGCTGCTAATTGCCGTTTGAATAACATCCTTAACCTGTATTGCTTTTATGAGCTCTTCAAAACTGCCTGGTTCAATCAGTGAATGAGCTTCTCCGTATAGCTCAAACTTATCTGCCATATATTCATCGAATTGCCGTGACATGCTCTGTCCTCCAGTCTTGATTTTATACCATCATTATACATATTGAACCGTTGAATGTCAATGGTTCAATAAAAAATAGACCCAAACTTTTTTTGAACCAAACCTATTGTTTGGGTCTATCCATTTACCCATCCAGCGTCCACTGGATTTCGCTCGCATGACCCACCCAACCGGTGGCGATGGAACCCGCCTGAAACATTACATCGGTGAAATACACCATGCCGGTGCAGTCGATGACACAGAGTCGGATGGTAATGGCCCGCACGTTGCCATAGCCTTGCGGCGAGGCGCTGCGGGCCACCTGCTGAAAATATGCCACAGGCGGCCTCCTTCCTTAATACAAATCAATAAACCTCGTTTCGGTGGTCCCGTCCTCAAATTCGAATACCACCTCAATACCAACCTGCCCATTGGGGCCTTTTTGAAGATCATCCGAGCCAATCTGCGCCGAAATGGTGTAGCTGCGGCGATTGGCGGGATAGATGGTCTGATACATGCTTTTGGTGCTGCCCGACACACCCACCGCCTTGAAGGAGGCATTGCCGCTCACGCCGCTGGACTCCAACTCAAAGCCGGAGTTGGTCCAATAGGCGAATCCGTTGTCAGCGCGGCTGTTGCGCAGCAGGTTAAACGGCACCATATCCTTGATTTCCTGCGACATGACATTGGACTGGTCGAGTTGGTCGGCAATGGCGCTGTTTGAAGAATCGCCCAACTCCCGCAGCTTGCTGGAGAGCTCCAGCACCGTTTTCCACGGCTCTTGCACATTGTATTGTCTGCGGATGACGCGCGTATTGATGGTGAGGCCGAGATCGCGGTCATCCACCGTCACGATGTCGCCCAGTTCCCAATCCTCGTGCTCGTAGCCGGTGAGCACCGAGAGGTCCATAACCGACAGCACATAAGAAACACGAGGTTTGCCATATTCAGCCATGCGCATCCGGGTGAATTCCAACATCTGATAGGGATTGGTGAAATTCGAGAGGTCAAGGGTGGACACCCGGATTTCGCTGGTATAGGTGTAATCCTCCACATAGGGTTTGCCCTCGTTGATGCTGGCAAAGTTGATGCCATCCTTGCTGTAGGCGTACAGCCGGGTGATCAGGCTGCGGGTATCTACAACGCGCTTGATGTTGTTGAGGTTCTTTCGGTAGGCAAACAGCGCCCCGGACTCCTTGCCCGAGAACACATACAAATGCACCAGCCGGTTTTTATTGTCGAAAACGAGATCGCCGCCGTGAATTGATTGCACCATGCGCAGGATGGCGAGGGAGTTCTTCTCTTCACAGGTCCATGAGCGCAGCGTGCTTACTTTCACATCGCCAACTTCCCAGCCCGTGCCTTCCAAGGCCCACTGCATGGGTTCGTCGGCCAGGGCAGCGTTAAATTCACGCGGTTCCTTCTCCGCAGAGTAGGTCAGATCATAGAACGCAGCCTCGGCATACACCGAAGTCACGATGCTGCCGTCTGATGCCTTTTCGTCAGTGATAGTGCGGATGCGGTAGACCTCATCGCCCACTTGCACCATGCGCTCGTTTTCCAGTGACAGCCGCTTTCCATCCTCAAAGGGCAGCTTAAAGTCCAGCGTGTCGGAACCGTTGACCTCGCTGGTGACGATGATGTCGTAGGCCCGCTCCAGGACTGCCTCCCACTGGCCATCAGGGGTCATCACCATGGGACGCTCGAAACCGAGCTTCTTGCGGTGAGCAGGCGGCGGGATATCGTGTAGCTGAATATCCACCAACCGTGGGGTCAAATCGAAGTCGCTGGTGGTGAGCGTCACTCGGAATCTGATATAAGTGCCGGGCGGCGACATAAGAGCGCCTTCGTTACCCGTAGCAGTCCATTCCGACCATTCCTCGAAATCGTAGGAGGTAGCGGTTTCCACCAGCGAAATGGCGGTCACACCCGGCGTGTATTCTGAGGTAACGGCCACCCGGCCCTCGCCCTCCAAGGCATACTCCGAGGCAATGGTCAGCAGTTCGCCGGACTCCGGGTATGTACCGGAGCGCCGCAGCACCACCTTTCCGGGCTGGGAAATTGCATCCACATTCTCGGAAGTATCGCCGCCGTTGGCTATGAGAGACTGTTTGAAATACCGCGCCAAATCATCGACGGTGAGTTGGCTCTCCGTCTCGAAGAACCAGTCGTCGAAACCGCCCGCATACCAGTAGGTAGTGGTGTGGCGGCCGATCTCGATATCGGCCACACAGTTTGGATTCAGCGTTCCCGTGATGGCACGCAACGGGCCGAACCACAGCTCGCCGGTGCTCCGGTCACCAATGACATACTGCGTGGTGTTCGCCACAAGGTCGATGATATTGCCCATAAAATACCAACCATTGTTTTTGAAGGTGATGGTAGGCGTTTCGGACTGGTCGCAAATCAAACCCCCGGTGCTGTTGTACAGCATCATGCGCGGGCGGCCTGAAATGAGGGAAATATATAAAAGCGGCTGACCGGGGCCAGCGCGCGTATTGAAAATCGGGCAGTAGGTGTTACCCACCGAGTAGGTGGTGGGGTTGATCCAGCCGCCCACAGCGATCCGGTCGCCCAGATTGGAAAAGAAGGAGCCGTCGTTCTTGGCGTATAGGTAGGTCTGCTCGGTAGTAGGGTTATTGGTGTTGATGCGGATATACCGGCCATGCCGCCCGTTCACAAGTGCAGCGGTGGTGCCGGACCACTTTTTCACCTCGAAATGGCGGCCTCTGCCGGACGAATCCAGCACATAGTTCACACCGTCTACCACCATAGGCGTCGCCTCATTGAAGCGCCACATGGCACCCGTTTGCGGGGTCACCGGAAATTCGCCGGTGAACTGCTCTTGTTTGTTTAAAGTCAGCACAACTGCCATGCAATCACCTCCATCGGCTGTGCGCCTCTATATTCAAATCCACGAAGGTGGCGTTCTCGACAGCCACTTTCACGGTATTGGTTCCTTTGTACAGGGCCGGGAAATTTAGCTCTTTCAGGCAGGGTAGCCCATTGCGCAGGGTTTCGCCTTCCTCGTTCATTACCTTGGCGGTCACAAGACCGGAGTCGATGATCAGTGTCTCGCCGTCTGCCAGCGGACCGACCACCTGCAGCTCTTCATCATTGGTGGTAAGGAAGATTTTTGCGCCGATGAGGATCACACCCCGCAGAAAATATACCGGCTCCGAGACAGTGTTGCCCTTTTCGCGCTGGAGCGAATGCGTTCCCGTTGTGGCGATGGTATAGGTTTCGTCGGTCAGCGCATAAGCGTGTGGGTCCGGGCAAACAAAGCGAAGGTCAAAGGAACCGGCAGAGCGGATGAGTCGTTCACAATCTACTGCCTCATACAGCCGGGCGGAGAAGTACCTATCCGGCACATCGTCCAATATGAGCCGTTGGGTACCAAAGTCCGGGTTGAGCCAGTCGGCCATCTCGTCCAGTACCCGTACGAGTTCCGCGAAACTGCGCTGGGGGTAGATATTACAATGTACCGTGATGACTTTCTCGGCGCTGTCGGTGCCAAAGTCCGCGACGCCCGGTCTGCCGGGAACCGTCACAAACGAGTTGCGAAGGGACGGCACCGCCTGCCAGTTCGACAGGCGCGCCTTCACCCGCATGCTCTGGGAAGAAATGCCGTTGTAGATGAAGCCCATGCCGTCACCTCCTTATGCCGGGCTAAACCGACCCTGTGCGCGAGAGCCAGTTTCCATCAGGTTGTAAAGTTCCTGCGAGACACGCCGGATATCGTCCTCAGTGCGCACGATCATTTGCTGCACGACCACCAACGGACCGCTCGCAGTCGCCCAACCGCCAGTGCCACCAGCAACATTGCTGCGAATGTTAAGCCCAGCATCCACATCGAAGTCTGTGGGGATGGCGTTTTGCATATCTTCGCTGACATGTTGCATGGCTTTCTCGAAGCCCACACCGATGCCTTCGCCCATGTTGCTGCCGATCTCGGCAAAAAGCGTGGATGGGGACTTGATACCAAAGAAGTTCTTTATCCTGTCAACCACACCGCCGAAGAAGCCGGAGATTTTACCCCACAGCCAGTCAGTCACATTGTTGATTCCCTGCCACAATCCCCTAATAAGGTTAGAACCAACGTCCACCATCTTGCCTATGTTGTCGGCGAAACCCCTGACTAGGGCTGCAACAATTTGCGGCACGGCCTTGACCACCTCGACAATGATTTTCGGGAGGTTGGTTATGAGTGATACCAGAAGCTGCACCCCGGCCATGATGATTTTGTCGATGTTCCCGAGGATGGCCGTCACCAGCCCATTAATGATAATTGGGATAGCCGCCACGATTTGGGTGACGATCTGGGGCAAAGCCTGAACCAGCGAAATCAGCAGGTCGATTCCCGCCTGGATGATCATCGGGATAGACTGGATGATGGCTGTCACCAGCGAAGAAATAATCTGGGGAATGGCCGCGATGATCTGGGCGATAATCTCAGGCAGTGCAGTTACCAGTGACACAAAAAGCTGAAACCCGGCATCGATGATTTGGGGAATGGCGCTGATGATGAAGTCCAGTATCGACTGAATCAGAACCGGGAGCACCGCAATCAGCTCGGGAAGTGCGGCCAACAGACCTTGCGCCAAGCCGAGTATAAGCTGAAGCGCCGCGTCAAGCAGCATGGGTAGGCTGTCGACTAAGCCCTGCACAATGGCCATCACCGCGCTTACGGCGGCAGGAATAAGCTGCGGAAGCGCAGTGCCGATACCGCTGACGAGCGCCGTGATGAGCTGGATGGCGGCAGCAATGAGTAGCGGGAGATTCTCAATGAGCGCCCCCACAACAGTCATCACCGCATCGACCGCCACCGGGATGAGCTTTGGTAGTAGCGATAAAATCGTGTTCAGCATCTGCGTAAAAATGCTGATAACCGTCTCCAGCAGCATGGGCAGCAGGTCGCCAACCGCCTTCAATATTGCATCCATGGCTTTGGGCAGCGCAGCCACGACATTTTCCAAGACCGGAACAATGTTTTTGACTACGGCTTGGAAAGCGTCCACGAGATTCGCGGTCAAATTCGTCATATCGGCGTCGGCATTGCCAAGCCCCGCCACAAAAGATTGCGTTGCGGCTGTGAGTAAGCCAAGTGAGCCGGTAACGGTCTCTGTACTTTCACGAGCGAAGTTGCCCGCGTACTGTTCAGTCTGCTCGAAGAACATTTGCATAGCGACTTCGGCTTTTTCCGCTTGTGACGCGCTCGCCCAAATGAAGTCCAGCCCTTTTGCGGCGGCATATGCTTGGATGGATGTGGCGTTCATGCTGACGCCCAAGTTATCCATCATCGTGAAGTTTCCCTTAGCGGCCCCGGCCACAGAATCGAGTGCCATCTGCATGTCGATTCCCATGACGGAAGCCATATCCGCCGCACGCTGCATCGCTTTTTCGGTCAGATCAGCGGATTTTTGAACATCCAGCCCTGATCCTTGAAACAGCGCGCCCATCTTGTTGGCAGTCGCCAAATACTGCGACTGCGACACGCCCATGTTTTTATAGGCATCTTCGCCTATTTTTTGCATGTGATCGGCATATTCCTGAAAGACGGCCTCTGACCCGCCGAGGTTTTGTTCGAGCTCGCCGAACTGCTGAACGACCTCTTTACCGAGCTTGATGGCGGCAGCTCCGGCAGCGACCGCGACCGCACCCATAGCCGCTCCAATGCCCTTTAGGACACCGCCGAGCTTTTCGAATTTGCCTCCCGACTTTTCCGCTTCGTCGCCGGTTTCCTTGAGCTCATCGCCAAGGTCGTCCGCTTCTTCTGCGGTTTCGTCCAGCTCCCGCTCCATATCGTTGAGCTCGGCCTTGGCGTTATTGAGCTGGATGGCCCAATTCTGCGTGCGTTTATCGTTCTCACCAAAGGACTCGGAGGCATTCTTAAGCGCGGCTTCGAGGGTGGAGATTTTATCCTTTTGCGCATCAATGGCTTTGTTTAGGACTTCATTGCGCGCAGTTACTGCTTGAACGCTTTTGTCGTTTTTATCAAATTCAGAGGATACCAGCTTCATCTCGCTGCCCAAAACTTTGAAGGACTGGTTGATGTCGCGCAATGCATCCTTAAACTCGCGCTCGCCCTCAATGCCAATTTTCAGCCCAAAGTTATCCGACAAGCTACACCGCCTCCTTTCGCTGCAAAATGAAAGCAGCGAAAGAGAGCAGCGCGGCGATGCCGGAAGCTGTTCTCAATCGCCGCGTCAAATCCCGTCCGGGATTATCTCGTCGATGAACAGCTCCCTCTTTGGTTTTGCAATACCGAGGAACTGTTTGTGGCATTCCCAAAGATCCAAGAGGTACCCGATGGGCATGAACCACGTTTCTTCTTCCGTGCGCCGAAGCTGCACGGTGCCGTAATAAATCAGTCGGGTAAACAACTCTTCATCGCTTACCCGACCTACGCGTTTTTTGGGTCCGCCTCGCTCTCAATGTGACGGCTGGTGCCACGCTGCATGGAGGCCATAATCGCATTTTTGTACAGCGCCAACTCCAGAGGGGAGGTCAGAAGCTCGACCTCCTCCTCAGTCAGCAGGGGTTTTGGCGCGTCCTTGTGCTTGATGTTGTAAATCATGATGGGCTGGTTGGCCAGCAAGGTAATGAGCCACACGATTTCATCCAAGGCCATCTCGAAATTCTCGGACTTCATCAGCTTATCGCCCAAGTTCTCCAACCCACCGTAGCGTTTGCCGATTTCTTTAGTAGCACGGGTAGTGAGCATCAACTCGAACTCCTCGCTCCCGATGTCAATAATGGCGCTGCGCTCATTTAGACCAGCCGCAATCTCCGGCACAGCAACCTCGGTTGCGGGTGTACCTCCAACCGCTGCCTCGGCAGTGGCAGTATTCAACACCTTATCTTCCATAGATCATCAACCCCCTTCGTTTGCGAACGACGGCTCGTACACCTCGTCGTACCAGCCGGAAATGGTGGCGGCAGCCACGCCCGGATCATCGGCGTTGACTTCCGCTTTCCAAGGGTGATTGCCGTTACCATCCAGTTTGTTGCGCCGCGACACCGTCCCCTCGATGGTAGGGGTCGAAAAGGTGATAGAATCACCCTTGGTGGCAAGGTTGGTGCTCGGCACGCCGAACTTCACCTTGTACAGCCAAAAATAGCGGTATTTGCCGTTGGCTTTCTTCGCCCGGAAACCGATGGCGACAGGATTGCCGCCATCCTCGCTCGCGGACACCAGTACGCCGTTGTCGTCGGTGGTCGCACCGGTCAGCTCTTCGGCGGCGGCACGCCCGATATCGTCCACGCCCAGAGAGAGCGTGCCGTTATTAAATTCCTTAATAATCACTGCTGCGCCATCGTCGGCATATAGTGTGGCCTCAGCCAGCTCCACCGAGAGCTCGGCAGAGATGGCCTTGGCAAGCATGACCGGGGTGCCGTAGGTTTCATCCCCGGTGATTTCGGCTTCGGTAATCGGCGCGTAATACAACCGGTCAAGACCGATAGTTGCCATAGGTCAGTCCTCCTTCAGTTCATAGAGTTTTGCGGCATCAATGCCGTAGTGGTGGTAGCCGGTATCATCTTCATGGCCGATATAACGCCGGTCGGTGATCTCGAACTCCTCGGCCAGCAGCGCCTTGACGATGGCGTTTTTTTGTTGCTGGTAGTTGTTTTTGGAATACAGGGAAATGCGGGCCTCCTGTGTCTCAAAGTAAGGCCGGTTATCCGCAAAGCCGTCGAAAACATCGGCCATCGGAGTGATGACTGCGTACTCATCCGGAGCTTTGCTCTTAAAAACACCCGTCTCGACAGGAATGCCGAGACGGGTGATTAGTGTATTTAATTCGCGCAGTATACTCATAACTTCCCAATCTCCTCGTCCAATTTCTGCTTCATCGCCTCGATTGCGGGCTTGCGGGAAGAAGTCCGCGCCGGTTTCAAAAACGGCTTAGGCGGCTGCCCGTGTTTGCCGTGCTCGATGACGTTAGCGATCATAGCGTTGGTGATGGTGTAGTAGCTGCGCTTGCCCTTGGCGGCGTACTGGCGGCGGCGCGGCTCGTTAAAGCCGATTTTCACATTATGAACGCCCTTGTTATCCACCTTGACGGGGGTGACGCCCAGCGATGCTTCCAGTTCACCCGTGCTCTCGGAGAGATATTTGGTACCGCCGCCAATGACGGAACTGAGGTTGCTTCGCACCTTGGAAAGCACCACTTCGGAACCCGCTTCCAGACAGGACTCGACGATTTCATCTGTCTTATCGCCCAGCTTGGAGACCTTTAGCAAAAAATCCGCAGGCATTTTAATTTGAACCTTAGCCATACCAAATCACCTCACAGTCGGTTCTTCTTTTTCGGCCAGCACCTCAATGTACATGCCGCGCCCCTTCACATCCTCCACGCTGTGTATGCGGTAGCGCCCGTCTTCGCAGACGATGAAATGGGAGGTGGTCACAGCCAGCCCCGGCATTTTGCGGAAGCGGAACAGTGCGGTGGCCATGGAAAAGACCGCGCGATTAGCCCATCGTTCGTTACCATGCCGATCCTCTTTATATGCACGCATGCTAGCGAGGACAGTATCACCGGAGTTCACAAAACCTTCGTCGTCTTTGATCTGCTCGGTGGAGATGAGCTCAATAAACGTGTTCATTTTGCCAAAGCTCACTTCTCACACCTGCCAATCCCGGTCGAGACGCAGAAGCAAATTGACTGTATTCCAAACCTGCTGACCAGCCTGAACATTATCCGCAAAAAAGCCGCCTGTGCTGCCGTCCCGACTTTCATAAAAGTGGGACGACAGCATGACGATGGCTTGTTCAGTGGTGGGCGGCATGGCTTCCTTATATGCGCCTTCCGGCTTGTGTTGATAGCTTTCCGCATATGCAACAGCGGCACGGATGTAGCCCCGTAAAAGCGCATCGTCCGTATCGTGTTCCAATATGAGGTTTTCTTTGACTTTATCAAGTAAATCCGTCATGCCGCCAGCACCTCCTTATTAGGCTTTCTGTTGCAGGTACTTCACAGCTTCAGGGAGCGTCAAGCGGCCATCTACTCGCTGAGTGGCAAGAAAACCAACCTGCCCGGTTTCGGCATACAACTCGTTGAGGCGCCGGAAAATGCGGCCCTGGCGGTCGGCAATCCAGTAATAGCTGAAATCGCCAAACATGATGGTCTTGGCTTCGGCGGCGATTTCCGGCATATAGGTGGAGGTGAGAAGCGGACGGCCCAAAATGGTATCCGGCGTCGCTTCTTTGATGGAGGGCTGCCATAGGTACTGACCGTTGGAATCCTTAAGCTTGCGGATGGCCTTGACAGTCAGATCGTGCATCATAAAGACCGCTTTATTTCGATAAGGCGCACGCAGACTATAGAACAGATCAAGCACCTCGTCGATTTTGATGTCGGCTGCACCCGCTGTAGTCACGCCGAGTTCCGCGCCACCGGTATTTGCCAGCAAACCTATGGGTTTCCCAACACCGTCACCTGCGATGAACGCTTCTTCCTCCTTGGTGCCGATGCGTTTAGCAAAGGCGCGGGAGATATAGGTCTCCATATTGAAAGCGCTGTCGTTTAAAAGCTCCTCGGACACCTTAATGAGCGTGGCCAACTTATGTGCTCCAATGGTGATTTGGCCGAAGGTCTCGTCGCTGGAGGGAATGGCACCTTCTTCGTCTACCCAGGACGCTTCGCCGCGTGCAGACACCAGAGGAATCTTACGGTCGCCGCTGGAGGTGGTGATGATGGTGGCATACCTGCGGAAGATATCTTCCTCTAATAGCGCCTCTACCAGTGTGGCTTCAAACTCATCCGGCACAAGGTAACCGCCCTCGGGATCAGCACCGATTTTTAGATCATTCAGCACCTCGGGGTTGCTTCTGCCGCGCATATTGTTCCAGAATGCAGCCTTGTAGGCAGCGGAAGCCCTGCCGGTCTTGTTGTCAGTAAGAGTTTCGGGTCTGCCCAAGATAGCGTTTGCGGTGGGCTTGGACAGCTCCATGTCGATGGCGGCCTGCCGCTCAAGGCGGTCGATTTCCTTGCCCAGAGAAACCACATCGGCCTCCATCTTGTCGTAGGTGGCGGTATCTTCTGCGGAAAGCAGGCCGTTATCGCCACGCTTGGTGTCGAGGAAAGCCTTGGCAGCCTCCCATGCCTTGGCGCGCTTCTCGCGCATTTCCAGAATCTTGCTCATAGTAAAGTCCTCCTTTAAATTAGTGGGAAATTAAAGAAAGCCGCTTATAAAGCGACTCAATTGGGGTGCCTTTCTCCGGCGTGCCTGCCGGGGTGGACGTATTCCGTTCAGCTTCTTTTGGATCAAGCGCAGCACCCTTGGTGCTGTCGGGGGGCTTGGGGAACTTGCTCAAAATTGAATTGGTAACTGCCATGCGCGAAAAAATAAGAGCCTCTACCCGATTGCCCGATAGCGACTCTTCTTTTTCGACATATAGGATGCCGTCTGCGAAGCCCAACTCCACGGCCTTTTTTGCATTCATCCATGTTTCAGCATCCATCAGGCGTGCCAGCTTTAGGCGCGGCAGTCCCGTTTTCAGCTCGTAGGCATTGATGATGGACTCCTTCACCTCGTCCAGTAGTTCCTTAGCCCGCACCATCTCTACGGAATCTCCAATGGCGATGGTAGCCGGGTTGTGGATCATCAGCATGGATACCGGAGACATGTGTACCTCGCCGCCCGCCATAGCGATCACCGAGGCTGCACTGGCAGCGATTCCATCAATTTTGACGGTGACCTGTCCGTTGTACTCCATTAGCATGTTGTAAATCTGCGCGGCGGCAAAAACATCCCCGCCGGGCGAGTTGATCCAAACAGTGATATCGCCGGTACCGGACAGAAGCTCGTCCTTGAACATCTGAGGGGTAACCTCGTCGCCCCACCATGTCTCCTCGGCAATCGGGCCGTTTAGATAGAGGGTGCGCTCGTTGTCGGAATTACGCGCCCAATTCCAGAATTTTCTCATAGGGGTTCCTCCGTTCATTTTTTCTTGGTAGCAAACGCCCCGGCGTCGGCCAACTTCGTCATATTGCCGTTGACGAGATACAGGTCGCCTCCTTCCTCTGCCGGGATTTGATTCATATTCTCCATCTCGCGAATATCGTTTGCGGACATCCAGCCGTTTTGCCGAGCCAATGCGTAACCGCTCATGCGCTTGCTGTAATCGCCACGCAAAAGACCGTCCACGTTGAACTTCACAAAAAGTGAGTTCTTCTCGGACGGCAAGACAAGAGATTTTTGAAGCGCCTGCTCCCAGCGTATGACCCACGGGTCCAGCGTATATTTAACAAACTCAAGCCCCTGTTGCTCAATATTCGAGAAGCTGGAACGATCGAGGTCGCCAATCATATGAGGCGGTACACGGAAAATGCGTGCGATTTCGTTAAGCTGGAACTTGCGTGTTTCCAAGAATTGAGCCTGTTCCGGGGGGATACCGATGGTTCTATACGTCATACCTTCCTCAAGCACGGCTACTTTGTGAGCCTTGCCTGCGCCCTGATAAGCGCTGTTCCACGAATCCCTAACCTTTTGGGGGTCCTTGATTACTCCGGGGTGCTCCAAGACCCCGCCGGGATTTGCGCCGTTCGCAAAGAAGGTCGCGCCATACTCTTCAGTGGCCAACGCCATGCCGATGGCATTTTTCGCCATGGCAATTGGACTGTAGCCGACGAGTCCGTCAAAACCAAGGCCGGGGATGTGTAGCACATCGTCCGCCCCGAGTGTGAGTATGGTGTCTTTTTTGTATTGCGGATCATCGCTGTTTAGCCGGTAGGAATACACCAATGCCCCGGATGGAGCGCGATCCACAGCCATGCGGTTTGGCAGCAGCGGATACATCGCCAGCGCCCGGCCCCGGCCGTCACGAATGATCTGTGCATAGGCGTTGCCCCAAACCAACAGATGGCTCATCAGGGTTTCTCGAAACACAAAGGATGTCATTTCCGGGTTTGGGTTATCGTGCAGGATGGGATACAGGTAGTGCTGTGGTTGCATTTCCTTGCCACCGTTGTCGAGATATTTGTATATATGCAGCGGTAGCGAGGCAAGGGTTTCAGATAAGACGCGCACGCAGGCATATACTGCCGAAGTTTGCATTGCGGTGCGTTCATTCACCGACTTGCCGGAACTCGTACTGCCGAAGAAAAAGCTGGCCGTCGAGCCAAGCCGACTCTCCGGTTTATCCCACGACCGGAACAGCCGGGAAAATACACTCATAATATCAGTAGCCCCCTTTCGCTATAGACGCTGCCGCCATCGCCACCACCAAGGTGCCGGATTGCCCGGTCTAAAGCCATGATAGTTGCCACTGCACCGTCAATTTTCTCTGTTGATTTTTCCTTGTCGGGCTTGATATTCCCGGCAGGGTCGGTTCGCACGAAGATATTGTCCACCATCCAGCGCAGCACCGGATGACTACCGTGAGCAAGATTCTCCTCCAATGTAAGACGCATAAGCTCCTTGGTCGGCGGGGACATATCTTTAAAGCCCTGACCGAAGGGCACAACCGTAAAGCCCAAGCCCTCAAGATTTTGCACCATCTGCACCGCACCCCAGCGGTCAAAGGCGATTTCACGGATGTTGTATTTGGTACCGAGTTCATCGATAAATTCTTCAATGAAACCGTAGTGGACCACATTACCCTCGGTGGTATATATAAAGCCTTGTTTCGCCCAGGTATCATAAGGCACATGGTCGCGCCGCACACGCAGACCGATATTATCTTCAGGAATCCAGAAGAAGGGCAGGATTTGAAACTTGTCACCATCGTCCAGTGGCGGGAATACCAGTACAAAAGCCGTAATGTCTGTCGTGCTGGAGAGGTCGAGGCCGCCGTAGCAAGTGCGGCCTCGAAGGTTCTCTGGGTCAATCGGGAACCCGCAGGCATCCCACTTGGCCATGGGCATCCAGCGCACACTTTGTTTTACCCACTGATTGAGCCGAAGCTGCCGGAACAGGTTTTCCTCAGCGGGGTTCTGTTTGGCGTTTTCACAGGCAGCACGAAGTTTTTCAATCTCTACGGTAATCCCCAAAGAGGGGTTGGTCTGCCTCCACACTTTTTCACTCGTCCAGTCCGCCTCCTCCGGTGCTCCGTATATCACCGGATAAAAAGCGGGGTCCACTTTACGGCCTTCAATGATATCCTGCGCTTTGGAATGCACCTCCCAGCAGATAGAGTGGCGGTCGGTACCGGCCGTTGTAATCAGGAAAAAAAGCGGCTGTTTGCGCGCATCGCCCGAGCCATGCATCATGACATCGTAAAGCTGGCGGTTCGGCTGGGCGTGCAGTTCATCAAAAACAACGCCATGGACATTCAAACCGTGCTTTGTATACGCTTCTGCAGAAAGCACCTGATAAAAAGAACCAAGGGGCTTATATATTAAGCGCTTTTGAGACAGCATCGGCCGGATACGTTGCTTAAGCGCCGGACATTGCTCAACCATTTCCACAGCCACATCAAAGACAATACTGGCCTGTTGCCGGTCAGAGGCGCAGCCATATACTTCGCCGCCATGTTCGAAGTCTCCGCATGTAAGCAGAAGGGCTATGGCGGCGGCGAGTTCGCTTTTACCCATCTTTTTGGGGATTTCTATATAAGCAGTATTAAACTGGCGGTATCCGTTGGGCTTGAGAATGCCAAATAAATCCCGAACAATTTGTTCCTGCCAGTCAATCAGGTCAAAAGGGCTGCCATACCATTCGCCCTTGGTATGTTTTAGACAATTGATAAAGGTGACAGCATTATCCGCCGCCACCTTGTTGTATACGGAGCCGTCCGCCATGTAGAGCGTGGGCTTGTATTTCTTGAGCTTCCGCAGTGCCGTCACCTCCTTCCCGATACGGCAGGATAATATATAATGAAGAAAGGCCACGCCGTTTTGCCTTGGCGTGGCCTTTGAATATCATGCGATTTAGTTAATCATCGTCAATGGATATAAGAGAGTCCTCAAAAACCGTCATTTCTGCGAAAAACAAACACCTTGAGGGTTGCTTCTATACGATGCCGGAATCGGAGATCAGTTCTGGTCGCCGGAGAGGATAAACGGACGTACCAGTCACGGTTTTCCTCAAAAAATACCACCAGCTCGCAATATCCAAGTCCTTCTGAGAAGCAAAGCACACAAAGGGGCCGATGCACCTTTGTGTGCTTTACACATCTATATACGCTTAATCGCGTCTTCACGGTAAGCCGCGCCAAGGCTTGAGCCATTGTCCCAAGCCACATGAACGGTACCGATATCATCCACCTGTGAGACCGTTCCTTGGTCGCCGGACTTTAGCGTGGTGTATGGATCGTTCATCGACACCAACTCCACCCGGCAGCCGGGTGGGTACTCAGCCTTGAGCCGGTCAACAATCTCCTTTGGCGGAAATTTCGCCGGTGTATCGGCACCGTAACCGTTATATTTCATGCTGTCACCTCCTCGCCGCCAGCCGTTTCGACCGGTGCATTAAACCCGTGGTTTAGTTCTGCGGCGGTAAACTCGGAAGAGTCCGTCTCCTGTTTGCGTTCGCCGCTCTTAAAGGAGCTGTTGCCGGAAAGCGGAGCCAGCAACGTCTTTCGTGCGAGGCTGTATTCCTTGCCAATCATGCCAATGCGCAGCAGAAAGCAACGGAAGGCGTATTTTTCGTTTTCAACCGGATTGTCTTTGGATGTGACCCGTTTCTGCTGGAAGGACTGCTCATGAATGCAGTAAGCGAACTGGATTGCTGCCGTGATATAGGCGTGATCGAGCGTAGCGTTGTAGAACGCAAAGCTGTATCCTGTGCCGCTTGCCGTGACTGCTGGCTCTTTATCGGTGCCAAAAGCCGATCGAATCAAGGTTTCCTTACTCCTTAACAGTGCCTGCATGATGATAGCCTTATCCTCATCCACATGGTCGGGTATGATGGTTACCATAAGCTGACCCTCGGAAACTGCACCTGCGTCCTTGAGCAACTCCGCGAGAGCGGCATTTTCCTTCAGTTCGTTTTCGATTTCAAAGACTGGGGAAAAAACCATGTTATTCTTGTCAACCGACCAGCCGGCAGCCGTATATGCGAAGGAGGGCACCCCCGCATATTGTACGCTCTGTCCAGCCTGTTGCGCGATGGGAGCAAGCAGCGCCTTGCGCTCACCGCTCCCTGTGATTTTCTGCGTAAATTGGGCGTTCATTTTACAAACCGCCTTTCTTTTCTTTTTGTACGCACATGTTCGCTCTGTTTTTGTAGAAAAGCAAGTCAATCATGAGATAATCATTAACAAAAATGTGCGCAACCTTTTGTGTGCTAACAAAAGACGGAGCACCTCACAGCCGCGAGGTGCTCCCTAATTCTTTTGGGCGGTTTAGATATCTGCCGTATCAGGAGAGTAATAGGCCGCCCACTTTGGCCATTCCTCACCCTCGGTCATAACCAGTATGCCGTCTGCATGTCCCCATCGCTGAACTAAGATGCAATGCCAAACGCCGTCCTTGTCCACATAACACTGCCGCATATGATCTTCGATGAACTGACGCCATTGTGTGAGATCCTCTGAGAAGTTCTCATAATCTATCGGCGCTAAAGTCACTGTTGCTTCAATAATATAAGGACGACGCTGGTCGATCGGATGTAAGCGGCGCAGATCACGAATGGTGAACGGGAGGTTGACAAAAAAGGCGGTAGGCAGTTTCATTTATCCGCCCTCCCGTCCAACAAGAGCGCCAATGCGTCGCACATTCCCGCCGTATAGAAAAAACGCCCGCTCTCGCCGTCAGACGAGTGGTAGACGTTTTCAAGCTTGTGGAGCAGGATAGCTTGCTCCGGGGAGAGTGTTGCTTGCAATTCTTCAGCACACCGCCGCATTTCCATGTAAGCGGCATTTACATCGGGTGGCTCGTTTTTTCGATGATAATTGATACGCTGGGTAATTAACTCCTCACGGGCTTTACACAGGTTTTCATCCATGGGATGCACCTACCTTTCAATTTGGTAGGTACTACCATGGCAAAATCACCGGAGGATAGCAACACACTCTCCTGTAAGAAGCAAAAGAAAACGATAACCACATCGATCCATCGTTATATGTTCTAATAATCCGAAGGATAGGCGTTATTGTTTAAATACACCTTTATGGGTTTGCTCAACTCTTTGCAGCGTTCGATGACGTATTTCGTACCACGGCTATTGCCGTCCCAAAACGCTACAACCAGATCGCTGTACTCAATAATTTGATCGTTCCGGCGCAAGGGCGCCGCTTGCCCAAGTGCTTTATAGTCCGGCAGGAATTCCGTATATCTGTATTCGTTCTCTTCGGCAAATTTGCGGGCGCAGGTGTCAATACCCTTTGCTCCGCCTGATACAATTTCCGTTGTTTCCGGAGGGATAAATGCCTCCAATATATCAATCACAAGACCTCTTGAGCCGATCACAGCAACCTTCATCCAACATCGCTCCTTTTATGCCTTTTTAGATATACAGTATATCCATTTACAACATTATAGCAGGTGCTGCCATTAGAATAAATACACCGTATACGAAAAAGGGGTGATTTTATGGCAGTTAAAAGCGTATCCATCCGCATTGAAGAGGAGATGCTGAACAAAATCAATTTTGTCGCCGACTACGAAGGCAGATCAGTTAACAGCCACATTCTTGTGCTGATTCGCGATAATATTGCAAACTACGAAGCAAAGCATGGCGAAATCGACGGCACATTAAAGCCGGACAGAAACGTGAAGCCTCCGCGCAAGAAATAGTTACATGCCTGAGACCCATACGATTCCAGCCATAACAAAGCATACACAGGGAAGAGCCACGCCGTTTCCCCACATCTTATATTCTGCCGAATCTGAATGAGGATCATTCAGCCACTTTATAATCTGCTTGCGGCTCTTTGGCCTTGAGGAAGTTCCCATGGTTCTTCGATGTGCTTCAAATACATCTTTCCACCATGCGATATCTTCCTCGGAGGGGTCGGGAATCCCAAGCCCAGCGCACCAGTCCCTTGGGAACCCTTGCAGCAAAGCACACTCGGTGGGGGTCAACCGACGCACGCGATATGGCATGGTGACAAACATATCCTGATAAGCGTCCTGCCCGCTGTAGCTGCCGGGATGGGAATTGGCCATGAGAGGTCCCGTGGTGTTTTGGTAGGTTTCAAACACTGGGTTAATGTAATTTAGGCTCTGTCCACCGTTATTCTTTGCCTGTAAGGTAGCGCTAATATCGGAAGCGCAGTGATTGCGGCAGTCATAAGCCACTGCGTGGCGGTCAGCAGTGTTGAGAGTAAAGCATAAGTCCTTATTGACACCATCGCCCTGCGGACCATTCTTTTCCGCCCGTCCAATCATATTTCCTTGGAGAGCGTAACTTTGCACTACAGCGATACCGCCTTGGTTGCAGGAAGGATTGCCGCCGGAACGATCAAGCGTCCGACTGGTATCCGCCTCGTAAATCCCGCTATGCGGATTTTCCGACAGCATGGCGTTGCTCTGGTCGGAAGATATCCCGTATGCACGCACACAAAGCTCATTACATCGGCCTTCACCGACATCAAAAGTATTTAAGGTGTTGGCTGTTTCTTTTTGCTCCCATTTTTGACCTTCATCTTTGTTATGAGGGCGCGTGCCTTTTCTAAAAGGAACAAAAACAGTCTGGTCATTGTTGCACGATAGTGTTGCCGATTGATTTTCCTGTATCAGCGCACCTTTTCCGCCGCCTTCGCAGCCCGCCCTTATTTTTAAGGTTTTGGGGGTAGGCTCGAATACACATTGTGCTCCTTTATAATCGGTAGCGATCAGTGCGCAGGCCACATCATCACGGATGGACTGGCTCAACGCCCGCTCATCCATAATGAGCGGAACATTCCCGCCGCCTGTTCCCATGCGTCCGGTCAGGGTTTGCATTGTGCCGATTTTATCCAGCTTTATTCGGCTATCGGCGGGATGGTTTTCAATCGCTACTCCCGGAACAACACCGGCACGAAGTGTGGGGCTTTTCTCTTTTTCATATCCCACACTGCGGCTTTTGGCACTGTGCTCGGTGCAAAATCCACTTGCCTGTATAACGCAGGGCGGATGGTGTGCCTCTGCGCGAAGTGTACTAGTTACATCATCGGTAATATCCATACGGCTGCCGCCCTGATCGTTTAAGACTGTGCGGCCTGCGCTTCCAGTGCCCGCCTCAGCATCTCCGGTAGTTCTTTGCCGCGCTTTATTGATCTGCGGAGTATACCCTGACATGCCTTCGAACTTAAATAGTATGTCTCCGGCACGTTCGCTTGCAAAATCTGCGACAAGGTAGCAGCGACGACGACGTTGGGCGACTCCCCAATATTGAGCATCGAGTGTTCTCCAAGCGACGGAAAAACCTTCTGCCACGATTTCGCCTGCTGGCATCCATTTGTCTTTTTCAGGCATAGGAACAACAGCGGCTTCTTGTTTGATTTGGAGGATTTCGGTGAGGACTTGTTGGAAGTCCCGTCCTCCTGCCGAACTGTATGCGCCCGGCACGTTCTCCCACACGATAAATCGCGGATATTTTCCATAAGTCGCACACCTCATTTCTTTTATGACGCGAACAGCCTGATAAAACAGCGAAGACTCCTTGCCATCCAGCCCTTCCCGCCGTCCGGCTATCGATAGGTTGGTGCAAGGCGAACCAAAGGTGATAATATCAATCGGTTCTATGTTCGCACCGTTCATCGCGCATATATCGCCATAGTGTTTCATGAACGGTAAGCGTTTGGTTGTCACCCGGATGGGAAACGGCTCAATTTCGCTTGCCCAAACCGGAATGATGCCATTGATCAACGCACCAACAGGAAAGCCACCGGAGCCATCGAATAAAGAACCCATTGTCAGGTTAGTCATGGCCCAATCACCTCCACATAGGGTGATTTCCGGCCATCCCGTAAAAGAAATATGCCGCTGTCGCTACCGCTTTGCTCAATATACCGCTTAACGATTACATCGCAGTATTTGGGGTCGAGCTCCATCATATAGCAATCGCGGCCGGATTGCTCCGATGCAATTAGCGTGGTACCGGAGCCCCCAAAGAGGTCGAGCACCACATCGCCGGCTTTGGAACTGTTAATCAGCGCCTTGGCGACTAGTGTCACTGGTTTCATAGTCGGGTGTTCCGCCGACACCTTGGGGCGGGGGATTTGCCAGAGATCGGATTGCTTTCGGTCCTTAAGCGGGCATAGCCGCTTGGCCTTTGTATCGCCCTCCAGCCAGCCATACCAAATGGGTTCATATTGCGTATGATAATCCTTACGCGAGAGAACGAGGGAGTCCTTGGCCCAGATGATGGTAGAGGACCAGTGGTATCCGGTGTTTCTCATGGAATTCATGATATTACCCCATTCTTGAGCGCTCATAACCACATAGGTCATGCAACCGGGTTCACAGACATTCTTCATTGCCTCAAAAGCGGCAAAAAGAAAAGCACCGAATTGCTCGGTGCTCATTTTGTCATTAAGGATTTGTCGGGATTTCCAACTCGGATGCTTGGCATCCGCGCCGTAATCCACGTTCCACGGCGGATCGGTAAATACACACTGCGCTCGTGCACCGCCCATCAGTTTTTGCACGTCAGTCTGTGAGGTACTGTCACCGCACATCAAGTGATGCCTGCCCAGTAGCCATACATCGCCGCGCTGCGAGGTCGGCATTTCTATTTCCGCAATCGCCTTATCCGTATCGAAATTGTCCTCCCTGACTTTGCCAGAAGGCGGATCGCTGAACAGCTCGTTCATCTCAGCAGCATCAAAGCCGGTGAGGGTAGCATCGAAACCATCCTCGTTCAGATCGCGGAGAAGGTCGGTGAGCAGCGGGATGTCGAACTCGCCGCTGATTTTATTGAGCGCCACATTGAGCGCCTTTTCGCGCTGCTCATCCAAATCGACCACCACGCAATCCACCTCATCGTAACCCAAAGCTGCGAGAACCTTAAATCGCTGATGGCCGCCGACGATATTGCAAGTACGCTGATTCCAGATGACTGGTTCCACATAGCCGAACTCCTCAATGGAGCGTTTTAATTTCTCATACTCCTTATCACCGGGTTTCAAATCCTTTCGTGGATTATACGCAGCGGGGTTTAGTTGCTCCGCCTTGATTTTTTGTATATTCATAGACACGTTCCTTTCCGGTATTCCGCTTCAAACCGGGATTCCAAATCAAAAACACTCTTACCATCGCCCTTCATAGGAGCCGGTAAGAGTGTTTGCATATCTTTCAGCCTTTGCCAGTAATCCGGCAAGTACAAGTACATGCCCTTTAACTCCCGCAGATTTTTATTCCGGCAGCACCAGCAGGAAACGCGGTCGAGGATGGTGTAAAGCTCGACGCCGTTTTCATCCCAACGGTAGCCTTTGGCATAGCAATAATCCAGACAGTCCTGCTCGCTTAACCCCCATTCAGCAAGAGGGAACGATTTCGTGTTGCCGTAGTTCTTTTGCAGCCGTTTATGCTCATCAGCGGCAATTCCAACATACACACGCGCACCCTTGGTGTGTTTATCCAGTGCGGCGGTTTTGTATGCCGTACCCCAGCGGCAAAGCCCGCCGCACCAGCCATATCCGATTTTACCGCTCTTGGTCTGATGTCCAAACATCAGATAATCAAAAGACTTAGCCGGTTTCAATTCTGTGAAAGTAATCCCCATATCTTCAAGAAGCAGCTTTAGTTTGTCACGCAGATTATAGATAGCTTGAAACTCTTTTCCAGTATCGAAGAAAACCACCTCATCAAGCGGATACTGTTTTTCAATAAGCATCAGCAGCATCGCAAGACTGTCCTTGCCGAAACTCACATTTGCGATATATCTCATCAGACACCCCTCCGCGCATTGAGCAGCCGCTCCATTGCATCGTCGTGTGGGGTGTTTCCGCGATAATCCGCTGCGCTGTTTTCCTTTACGACCTGATAAATCTGAAACCATAGGTTGTTGGCCTGCTTCATAAACGATTGGGACATCGCCACATAGGGGCTGGGGATGGCATTCCCGGTGGTCGGGTGCTTGGCTAAAAAACCAAACTCAGTGATGGATTCCTCGCACTGTATCCACCGAGACACACTTTGCGCGTACTGCTCCAGAAGCTGCGCCGGAATCAGATGTGCGCATCGGCGTTCGTGAAGCCATTGCCATGTGCCCTCGTAAATCTCAACCGCTAAAGACTGCTTGCCGTTCTTTTGCGTAGATTTGAGAAACTCGCGGGGCGGGGGCATGGTCTGGCCCTGCAGGTCGGCGGTGTCTTTGAATTCCACAACCGTCAAAGGTCGCTTGCCCGGATTGCCCTCCAGAATCTTGTCATGTAGGGGCTTTTTTCTTTGCCCGGAACCGGGCCGAGCACCGCCTCGGTTTGTACCGTCTTTCGACAAACACACCACCTCCTTTGTGTAAAAAAAGCACGGGGATATACCCCGTTTGAAACCGCGAAGTTTTGCGCGAGAGCCCATGCCCGTTCCACGAAGAGAAAGCTGTAGAGATCGAGACGCCCCCTCCCTCGGAGAGGAAAGCTTTTACTTTCCCCAGCGGCCACCCTCACGCGCGGTGATCTCGGAGTGGCAGGAGGTACACAAACTCATCAGGTTCCGCTCGTCATGGGTGCCGCCTGCTAAGAGAGGCACGATATGGTGTACCTCTTGGGCGGGTGTAAGCTTGCCGTCCTTGCGGCACTGCTCGCACAAAGGGTGGGCTGCGATATACCGGTCTCGGATGCGTTTCCACGCACGGCCATAACGTTTTTTGGTAGCGGGGTCGCGCTGGTACTTTTCATACCGCTGCGCTTCCTGCTTTTCATGGACCGGGCAGAACCTGCCATCCGTCAGCTCAGGACAGCCGGGATAACTGCACGGTCTTTTTGGTCGCTTCGGCAAGTTCATCACCTCCCGGAAAGAGAAAAAACCCTCGGAGCGTTACACTCCAAGGGCCAGCTAAACAAGAAGCGCCTCCGGCAGAACCGGGGCGCACTCTTTTGATGATAATAGTATATCACATGAAATCTGAAAAGCCGTCCACGATATTACTCACTTTCATCTACGGCAAAGCAAAACCCCCGGAACCAGAGATCCGAGGGTGCTTTGTTTGACAATACCAGTGTACCACATCCAAACCGAAAAGTCGTCCACGATATTACTCACTTCCCATACAACAGGAGTGCGAGCCGGGCCAATGCCCGGTTCTTTTTGTTGTAGGCCGATGACCGTTCAATGGTGAAGTGGGCGCAGATACTGGAAACCGCGTCCTCCTGCTGGTTGAGATAAAACTCCGTCAGCACATACCGCTCGTCGCCGGTAAGCGCATCCCACGCAGGCTGGAACCACTCCATGTACTCCAGCGCCCGCCTGTATCGTTCTTTCAGAACGTCGATCTCGTCCAGCGACGCCGCCAACCGAGATTCCCCGGCGTGGGGGTTATGAGCGCGGGGCATGCCGGTGGGAACGAAAGAGCGAACGGACACCAACCGTTCCTCGGCTTCGGCCAGCTCGTCGGGTTGGTTCTGGACAATGAACTCCATGCTGGCGTAGTCTTTCAGTGCGTCGATGGTCGCACCGCGTTTATCAAGATATATCCAAGCTATCGTCATAAGGCGTTACCTCCAAGGAATCGAGAATGGACCTCACTTCCTCGACACTCGTGACCTTGTAGGCTTTACCCTTGGCGGCTTCAATTTTCGTAATCATAGTTTCCTGCAGCTTTGTCAGTTTGTTGCCCGGCACCTTCACCTCGAAGGCGACGAACCTGCCACGGTAGCAGCAGATGATGTCCGGTAAACCGGCTGTTCCGTACATGCCGCCGTGCTCCTTCCAAGCAAAGCACATGGGGACAGACTTTAGATGCCGCATGATGGCGGCGACGATGTCTTTCTCTAACATGGGCGGTCCTCCTGCATCGTCGATGAAGAGCCGAACGGGTCAGCGAACGGGTAAAAACCACGACGTTACTGCATTTGAACGGGTGAACCAGTATTCCACAGTCTTTTATATATATATTATTTTTCTATAACAGTAACCCCTTGGATATTTAATAACGTAAGGAATAGGAAAAACCCGTTCAACCCGTTCACCATGGGCCATTCCGTGGGTTTACGGCGATCCAAGTGGTTCGCGCCCCGTTCGCAGTGGTTCGCAATTAAGGGCAAATTGACCCTGTCCGCTGTCATATCATACCTCCAGCCGGATGCCTTTCCACGTTTTGCGGCGACTGACCCGTTCGAGGCCCCGCTCGACCGTTTCGTAGTAGTTCTCGACGTCCTTGTTGAAGTTGGCCTGGGACATCGCCTTCAGGCCGTTTTTGTGACAATACTCGCGGTAGGCTTGGAACAAATCCTCCCGCATACACTCTGCGTCGGCGTTGACAAAACAGCATTCCTCCACGAAGGATAAAGCGCTGTTGCTTTCCACCTTGTATTTCCGCAGCTCCGTCCGGGTACGGGATGTCTCGGAAAAACGGTAGCTGTTGGCCATGAGGCGGCGCAGTCCGGCCAGCGCCCACATAAGGATACCATCGCGCTCCACCGAGAGCTTTTCCCGGAGATCCGGGTCGCGGTCGCATTCCGGGATGGACCGGTCAAACCGGATGATAATGAGGCGGCGAAAGAAGCCGTCCGAGCGATCTCCATAGTTGCGGGGCATCTCGTTGCAGGAGAACAGCATTCGGGCATAAGGTCGGAAGGAGAAGGGGTCCTTGTTTTTGCGCTCCGCAGTGATGTAGTCCTCGCCGGTGAGCGCTTTAAACATGCCGTTATCGTCCATGCTCTTGCTGGGCAAGTCGGCAAACATATTCGCTAACTTACCGAAAATCTCTGCGGTTTTAAAGCGGTCGGACAAGGACTGCCACGGGATATTGCTCACGTTTTCGCTGCCCAGCAGCACATCCTGCGCCACCGAAAGCAGCGTCGATTTGCCCGCGTTGGGCGCGCCGGTAAACACAAAAGACTTCTGGGCCTTGTTGATTGGCACCAGCAAATACCCAAGGATTTCCTGTATCAGCGCATGCTCAGTGTCAGGAAGAACGCCGCCGAGGAACTCCAAGAACTGCGGGCATTCCGCAGAATCGTCGTATCGGGCGCTGATCTGCACCGTCGATTGATACTCCGGGGTGTGGGCCTTGAAGGAACTGTCCAGCACGTTGTATAGGCCATTCCTCACGTTGATGATGAAGGGATTGGAGTTGATTTCCCGCACAGGCTTGCGGATCAGCATGCGCCATTGGCCCACGGTGTCCTGAATTGCGTGCATTGTTGCGTAGCGGGGAATCAAATACTCGCGCACCTTGGCCGATGCCGCTAAATCCTCCTCGGCGGTGTATACGCCATCCCGGTAGAAGAAATAGCTGCCCGCACCGTAAAAGGCATGGACGGTTTTCGTCATATGGTCGGCCAACAAACCCGGAATGAAGCGTAGCGCGCCCCGTTCGGTGGGTTCATACCAATCAGGAATCGGATTCTTTGCCAAAGCGCGGCGGGTTTCCTTGCTGTCGCTGTACTCCTTGTAGACTTTGCGCTGTCGTGCGGCCAATGAACGCATTTCGGTGGGCTTGATGCCGAAATGAACACTCACCTCGTAGGTGATGAAGGTACCCGCCAGCGCCGCATTGATGTTGTACAGATAATCCTCGACAAAGGTCTGGGCGGTCTGCATATTTTCCACCTGTGTCTCAGCCACCGGCTGTGCCGCCAATGCCTCCCGGAGTTCCTCCACCGTCATGGGCTGAAAGCAGAATGCGGCGGGCGACCGGCAGGGACAAGAACCATCCTCCATTTTCGGGCATACAAAGCCCTTTTCGGCAATGGTTGCGCAGGTGATGGGCTTGGTGCCGCTTGCGAGGAAATGCCGGATTTTTTCCTGCGTTTCGGCAGGCTTATAACCGGGATAAGGCCGGGAGAGCGTGTGAATCACTTTGTCGCCGCCTTCAAAGACCGACAGGTTGGCGATCATGGCGTACCAATCGTGCTCGGAGAGCGACTTGGCGTTTTCCTTGCAGTGCTGAATAAAAAGACAGCGTTTGCCGACCAGCGCCAGCCCCTTCCGGGTGCCTTGAGGAGCGGGACCTTTGACCTCCGACTCATCCTCGACCTCCGGCAGATGGGCCTCGAGCTCGGCTTGGGTATACCGCAGTTCCGGGTTAAATTTGACGCACTCCACCGGGAAAGGCTCGCCCTTGCAATGATTGAAGCCGGGCAACCGGAGCACCCGGCTCTCGTTGATAATGGTGCGGTCGCCTTGGAACTGCGCAATCAGGCGCTTTTGTACCCGGCGAAAGCTCTCAACCTTGGCATCTTTCATCAACCAATAAGTGTGCAGGGACTTTCGGGTTCGCACAATCAAGGAGGGCTCCACCGCAAACGCCTCGATCCGGTCCATCTGTTCCTCCATGGAGAGGCTGTCGCACTCCACAAACTGTGCGTTGATCCGGGTGATGTCGGTGTCCTCATGTCCGCCGTAATTGATGACAAAATAGATGCCCCGATTCTGGGCGTTGTGCTTTCGGAGAGTCTTCTCCATTGCGGCGATTTTACCCGCCTCGCACTCCAACTTGGCACCCTTAAAGGCAGAAGGCTGCCCCCCGGCACCTGTCTTGCGGTCGTCGAACACGCGCAGGCAGACCAGCTCGCCGGGATCAAAGAAGGGGCGAAGGAATTCCTCCAAGGGGATATTTACCGGCTTCACTCCGTTGCCACCTCCTCACATTTCTCGTTGAAAAACCTTATCTTCATACCGTGCTTGCGGGCCTTGGCGATTTCCGCGCGCATGCCCTTACTGATCACGGAGCCAAAGACCCAAAGCTCCTCACATTTGCGCAGCAACACCAGTCCGAAGAAACTGCCTAGCTGCCGTTCCTCGGTGTTGGTATCATCAAGGAACTGTGGGTACAGCAGGTGCGGCGTCACCGGGATCATGCCTTGGTCGACAGCAAAGCGGGAGTAGCGACGGGCATTTTCGAGGTTCTGCGCCACAGCGCCCGCCAGCGGCGAGCAGACAAATACCAGCGGGCGGTACGGTTTTTTGGTTTCTTCTCTCTGCACGGCGGTCAGGGCTTCATATGCGGTCGGGTCCGGGTAGCCCTCACTGTTGTACTTATTGATGCTCATGGCCGGTCCTCGTTGATGGACCGCCATTGGTCGCGGGGCATCGTGGCAATCTGCCACCCCAAACCCTCAAGCGCCGTGGCTCGGTCATAACCCTCCACATCCTGCGAAGCGCGGGTGACGGCGCTGGACAGTCCGTACAGTGAAAGGTCGCCGCCAGCGATAAGGTGCTGCAAGATATCGCCCTCTTCTGTTTTATTAAGCCCATACTGCCGGGCAGTGAGTTCCACCACCTGCGGCACTGGCGCGGTAATTTCCACACGCGCGGCCTCCCGGAGCCGCTCCACCACCATGCCAAACCGGGCTTCATCGACCGCCGTGCGCACGATGTCGACCAGCTTGAGAAGGAAAGCGGTATCCTCAGCCTGCAGGGTTTCGTCGCTGAAAAGCTCCCATGCTTCTTCCAGTTCCCGGCCCACATGATACCGGCGCTGGCCAAGGTCGTTGACCACCATGCCATTGAGACACACCAGCCGGTAGACCAGCGGCATCACCCGGACGCTGCCAAGGCCAACCTCGCTGTTGCTGATGACAATGCCCGCCTGCACGATGTCGCCCTTTTGCACCTCAGCCTCGAGGCGGGGGTTGACCACTTTGATGTACATGCGGGTTTCGGTGATCTCGCAGCTCTCCACCCGTGCGTCGGGCATTTCGGCAATGATAGGCAGGGTTGCACCCGCTACCTCGTAGTTGTCGATGCGGCGGTAGCGGTCGGACAAAAAAGCGCGGGCAGTGCCGCTCATGGTGCGGATGGTGTGTTTTGTGGGTTCGCCGTGTTCCAACCAGCCGTTGATGTTTCGGGTCAGCAGCTCCGGGAACTCTTCGCGCATTTTGTCATAGTATTTGGCCGGAATGCCCAGCGACGCGCCGAGCTGCCGGTGGAATAAATCCGTCATAGTAAAGGGTTCGACCTCACGCATGCGGCTATCCAGCGGGCGGCTCAGGCTGAAAAGTTCCGCGCCTTCCTGCAGTTTCATTGCATCGGTCGTGACAATAAAGTCCCGCTTGCACTGCCGCTGCCTGTTGAGCTCCTCGGCCAGCGATTGCAGGGTACGTCCTGTTTTCATAGTGACACCTCCATAAAAAAGTGAAACACAAAGCTGCCAGCCTGAATGGTGCCGAGGTAACGGTACGGATCGGCGGACATCAGCGCGCCGGTACCGAAGATGCGCACCATACGGGGTTCGAGAATCGCGTCCTCGTCCACCTTGGCCCAGAGGGTCGGTACGCCATTCTGAGGTTGCAGCGCCAGCGGCTCCGCACCGGAGGGGATGTGGATGATCTGCGTCTCCTCCCATTTGAGCGGGTATTTGTGTATGGTCATAGGATCAATCCTCCAGTTCTTTCATTTCACCGAACCGGAGTCCCACGGCGGCCTCTGCCACAATGGGTACATCGAACTCCGGGAAGGGCTGTTTCTCCATACACGCACGGATGAACGATACCGCCTCCGGCACACGGGTCTCGGGCAGTTCAAACACCAGCTCATCGTGAATCTGCAGCAGTGGTCGCAGCCATGGACGCTCCGGCAGGCCGATGATGATCCTGCCGAGGGCTAGCTTGAGGATGTCCGCCGCCGTGCCTTGGATGGGGGTATTCAGTGCGCACCGCTCGGCAAAGGACTTCTTGCCCCAATCCTGCGATTGGATGCCAGGCAGATAGCGCCGCCGTCCGAGCCATGTTTCCGAGTAGCGCCGGAACCCGGCACGCTCCTTGGTTTCCTCCTGCCAGCGGGTCAGGCCCGGATACCCGGCTTTTAGGTTGGATATGATGCGCTCACACTCTCCGAGGGGGGTGGGTAGGCCCGCCTTGAATTTGAGCGTCCGTTGCAGCCCCTTGGGAAACAAGCCAAAAAAGGTCCCGAAATTGCAGTTTTTTGCAATGGTTCTGCGTTCTTTGTAGCTGATGGCGTTTTTATCCGCCGCCTGCTCGAAGGGAATGTGATAGATGACTGAGGTGGTCTGGGCATGGATATCGCCGCCCGTGCGGTAGGTGTCCAGCATTTTGAGGTCGCGGCAATAGAACGCACCAACCCGCAGCTCGATCTGGGAGAAGTCCAGCGACAGCAGCACCATGCCTTCCGGGGCAATGAAGAAGTTGCGCACTCCGGTATCGTCGTTTCCGGCGCGGGGCATGTTCTGCAGGTTGGGCCACCTCGCAGCAAAACGGCCCGTCTCGGTGGCCAGCGGCATCAGATCAGCATGGATGCGCCCGGTGGTGGTGTTCACATGGTCCATATAGCCGTCGATGTAGGTGGACTTGATTTTGCCCCAGCGCCGATACTCCTGCACCAGCCGGAACAGTGGCACCAGATCGGCACGGTTGGCCTCGCAGCACTCTGAGAGCAGTACCAGCGCTTCGTCGTCCATGGCCTCCTGATATTTGGCCGTCACCTTCATGATCGGTAACTTCAAATCGTCGTACATATACTTTTTGAAAGCCGAGGTGCTGGCGTTCTGGCCAATGTTGAGGTCGCCTGTAAAGAAGGCGATTTCCTCCCGGAGTTCCGCGAGCTTTGCCTCAGCCTCAACCCGCTTCGTTTCCATGAGCGCCGTGTCCACCAGCAGGCCGTTGTACTTCATGATGCCGGTGTACACCGCCGTGGGTGACTCGATCTGCTCCACGATGAAACGATGCTTGGGGAGATAGCGGTCAAACCAGCTGTTCATCTTGTTATAGAGCTGCAGGGCAAAATCGGAGTCGGCGCAGGCATAGCGCACCGTTTCCGGGTCCTGTGGGTCCAACTCATCAAAATGCCGTCCTTCAGTCACCTCACCAAAGCTGGGCAACTCCACGCCGCACAATTCTGGGGCTAGTGTTTTGAGACCGCTGTCGGCAAGGCTGCGAAACTTGGTGTTGCTCTTGAGCGCCATCTGGGACGCGGCAATGGTGTCGTACACCGGAGGCAGAATCACCACGCCTTTTGCGTAGGTGAACATGGCTTCGAAAGAGAGGTTGTGGGCGATCTTGATGATGTTCGTGTTGCTGAAAAAGGCGGTATCAAGCCACCGCCAAATACCATCCGGGTCCTCGGCGTTCTGCCCTATGCGGTGAGCCAACGGCGCATAGACACCCTCACCTTCGGCCACCGAGAAGCTGACTCCGACAATATGGGAGCGGTGCGGATCGAGCGCCGCCTTGGGCGTGTCACGGAACGCCTCGTCTGGGGATGTCTCATAGTCGAAAGATACCAGCCCGGTATCGCCCAGATATTTCTGGATTTCTGTAAGCGTTGTCACGCATCGGTAACTCATACTTCCTCCAATCTGCTTACAGCGGGCAGGCGGCCCGAAGGCCGCGCTGCCGCCGCAAGCCGGGCGCTTATTTCAATGGCTCCACCAGCTCGCCGGTTTCGGGGTCGATGACCGGAGCATCCGGCTCGACATCGAGGCTTGTGTCGTAGTCATAGGCCACCTGCTTGCTGTACGCCTTGACCTGTGCGCTCAGGCGGTCGACGCAGGCGAACTCTTCGGGAGTGAGGGGCCGGTCGATGGTGAACTGCGCTTGCGAGTAGGCAAGGCCGCCCGAATTGGTGGCTTTCTGCAGGGAAAACCGGGTCACCACGCTGTTGGACTTGCGGCCCTTGGACAGCAGCCGCTTGAGGTATTTGGTCAGTTCGCGCAGGCTGCCGGTGGGGAGGGAGAGCAACAGCGGGAAAATTTCGCCCTCTCGCAGCACGAAGATGCGGCGGCGGTTTTTGCACGCTTTGGAGCCATTTTCCCCGGACCCAAACTGGTTGTAGGGGCAGCGCTTGCACTCACCGCCCGGATCGCCCTCGCCGGTGATGCCATCATAGGAGCCGCAATCAGGAGGGTTATTGCCCCCGGTGTACTTGGATTTGTAGTAAGCGAACAGCGGATGGTGGTACAGGATGACCGCCGAAAACTCCTTCACCGGTTCGGTATCGCCGTCCTCGCCGGGAAACTCGAACACGGTAGAACCGGCGCTGGGAATCTTGATGCGCTCAAAACCGGCATCGAGGCCGTCCAGCTCCTCGGCCATCATCGCGGCCATGTCGGTGTTGGCGAGCTGTATGAAACCGCCCTCCTTCGGCTGCAAAGCCGTTTCGTTCTTCTTGTCTGCCATTTTGGATAACCTCCTATTTCATAGCTTTTTTCAGTGCGACTTGGGTTTTGTCGAACACGCTGACCAGCCCTTCCAGCCAGTCGGGAAGCGCCTCGCCATTGGCCTCCATCTGCTCCTTCACAAAGGAACTGAGGCTGTTGGCGTTTACGGTTTCGGTGACCAGCGAGCCATAGCCCTGCGCTCGGAGAGCATCAAACAGCTCCTCCTTGGTACCGGCCACCGCCGAAGCCCGCGTTTTGGTGGTGAGATAGAACATCATCCCGCCACGGGTGAAATTCTGCGTTTCGGTCTCGGCCATCAGCTCGGACAACTCGTAGTTGGTATCGTCGAGGGCTTGGTTGATATCTTTGAGCTCCTGCTCGACAGCGTCCTTCTTCTCGCGCAGTTCCCGGAGCCGCTCGGCCAGCGCAAACATGCGGTCGTTATCCATCGCCAGCCGCCTCCTCGTCGGTATCCTCCTCGTCCGGTTCCTTGTCGTCCATGGGCGTCGCTCGGATGTTGACCATGTTCTGACATCCGCAGCTTGGACAGTCGAAACACTCCAACGTCCGGGGATTGGTCCCGGCCAGTAGAGCAAGGCCGCCAACGCGCTCAACAACGAGATACATATCCTCTTTCTTTGGAGCAAAGCGGGCATTGCACACCTTGCATTTCAGTTTTTTCTTCATAGCGATGTCTCCTTGATTCAAGTTGTAAAGGGGTTACGGCCCTGCCGGTAATCATCCACCAGCGTCCGGGCAAGGTCGGCCTTGTCTCGCAGGGCCTTGAGCACCTTTTCGTCCACCGTGCCGCGTGCCACGAGATACAGGTAGGTACAGTTCTCTTTCTGTCCGACTCGGTGGATGCGGGCCTTGGCCTGTTCAAAGTTGCTCATGCTGTAATCCTCCGAATAAAACACCATGGTGCTGGCGGCGGTCAGCGTGATTCCGAGGCCAGCGGTTGCGATCTGCCCCACAAATACCTGCGTATCGGGGGAATTTTGGAAAGCGGCCACCTGTTCGTCGCGGTTCTTCACCTCGCCCATGATGTAGGAATAGCCGATACCGCGCTTTTCGAGCATTTGGCAGATAGCCCGTATCTCCGGCACGAACCGGGCAATGACCACCAGCTTTTTGCCCTCTTGGGTCACCTCGTCCACGATATCCTCCAGCGCCGCCATCTTCGCGGTACTGATCCGCTGCGGAGCGTTGCCCTCGTCGTCCCCGAGGAACCCCCCGGTGAGCTGAGACAGCCGAAGCAGACGGGTGAGAATGTTGGTCACGGTAATCTCGCTCTGGCCGAGCTCGGCGTAGGACTCCTTTACCAAATCCCGGTACAGCTTCACGGCAGCAGGTTCGAGGTTCACATATCGCACGATGTCGGTGGTTTCCGGCAAATCCAGGCATTCGCTCTTTGTCGCACGGAACGCGATGCAGTGTAGACGGCGCATGAGGTCCTGCTCCATGGACCGCTTAAGGACGGGGGTGTGATTGCCATAGCCGCGCATATCAAAATAGCGGTTACGCCACGAGTAAAAGCTCTGGCCGAAGATGGCCGGGTTGAGGAACTTGTACTGCGAAAACACATCGATGGCTTTGTTGGTGATGACGGTGCCCGTCAGCAGTAGCCGGTAGGCCGCCTGCGCGCCGATCCGGTGCATGGCCTTGGATGCGGCGATGTTGTGGGTCTTGATTTTGTGGCCCTCGTCAGCAATGATGAGGTCGGGCTTCCACGCGAGGATTTCCTTTTCCAGCCGCCACGCCGATTCGTAGTTGACCACGGCCACCTGCAGGGGGGACTCGGCCAGATGTCGAAGGGCATCGGCCTTCTTTGTTCCGCTGCCGGTGAGCACCAGCAGTGTGTAGTGGAAATCTGCGAACTTGGCAAACTCGTCCTCCCAGACGCCGAGGATGGAGAGGGGGGCCACGACCAGTGCCCGGCGAATGTTGCCGGCGAGGTACAGTGCCCCGGCGATGCCGATGCTGGTGATGGTTTTGCCTGTGCCCATCTCACTCCATCAAAAGGGCTACTCCTCGGGAGAGGGCTTCTTCTTTTGACATACGGTACCACCCCCTTCCTCGAGCAACTCCAGCTTCCGGCAGGCCAGATGCATATGGAGCCTGCGGTGCTCCTGTTCCGGCAGAACCGCGAGGTTCTCATACCGGTTGTCCGAGCGGTTGCCGTTAATGTGATGGACCACTTCGCCGGGCCGGAGCGCACGCCCCAGCATCTCTTCGGCCACCTTGCGGTACGTTGCCGACGACGTGCCCCGGATTGGCCTCTTTGCCATCCGCCCGAGGGGATTGCGGCGCTGGTTGAGTTCGCGCAAATGCGGGGCCTTGTGGCCCGCACTGTGGCCGGGGACGTTTCGCACCTCGACGTTCACCTTGCCGAGCCATTTGTTCCGGCAGCCGTAGGAGCAGAAGTTTTGTTTCCTGAGCCGGGAGGCCGGTTTGTAGAAGGCGGTACCGCACCAGTCGCAAGTGACCACTTGGCCGGTACGAGAAAACGCCGAGGCACAGGCCCGAGAGCAAAAACTATGGTGATGCTTTTCCATCTCGCTGCGTTTGCGGTGTATCTCTTTCCCGCACTGTGCGCACCTGATCCGCACCGGCATCACCACCCTTCGCCAATCCGAACAGCCTGCAGGCGAAGGCGAACGCCTCCCGCTGGTGCTTATAGGGGGTGGCTTTGACGGGCATGGGCGGCAGGCTGTGTTGCTCCACGGGCATGAGGCCATTCACCACCTCTCCGGGCTGTGCGCCGCTTGAGGATAGCTAGCTTCATGGCCATACGCCCCGACACAACGCTGATGGCGGTGAGAACGCCAATCAGCTCCTCGGTTGTACCTGCATTCTGCAGGGCGGCGGTTTGCAATCGTTCATTCACGGTTATCACCTCCAGTTTTTCGCACCTACCGAGGAGGAGATGAACCTCCTCACTACCCACAGGAAGTCAGGAGATGGTTTGAGTACCGCTTTTGAAAAAAAGATGTAGAAAACAAAAAAGAGGCCCCGCCACCCGCAAAGGGCAGCGGGGCTTCGGCCTATTTCTGAGGGGCCAGAAGATCTCGGAGCTTGTCCAGTACACGCTGCTTTCGCTTATTGACCCCTTTCTGTGAGAGGTCAAAGAGCTCGGCGGCCTGCCGCTCGGTCAAGCCGTGGAAGTACAGCGCATCGACGAGCCCACGCTCATCGTCGGTGAGCTCGTTCAGCGCCGCCAGCAGCGCATCGAGGAGCAGCTTGTCCGCCACCAGCTCATCAACCAGCCTCTGGTCGTCGACTATGTCAAAGCCGTCCTCCATTAGCAGGTCAAGGGAGCGTTCGACTTGGGTGCGCGCCGTCCGGCGCTTGTGCTCCCTCCACGCGGGCTGTTTATAGGCCCGGTACACTTCTTCACGTACTGGAATCCGTTCTCCGTTTATCGTCACATAGTATTCTTTTTTCATTATGCATTCCTTTCTTTCAGCCGAGGTGAGTCCGGGGTGAAAGAAAGGAAGCGGCGGGCCGCGCGCCCAAAAAGCCGCTAATTCAGCACAATTGGATAAATTTCGCGGAGAAAAAAACGCCGCGCCCGACCTGCAGGTCAAGCGCGGCGCATCTTGCCGTATTCGGTTATAACATGGCGGTTTGTGTCGAACACAAGTGCAGAGCATAGCGGCACCTCCTGATGCCGCCGCTCAAATGGGCGAAGTTAATACACCCCCCCCGATTTTCCTGTTTTCAAAAACAAAAAAACGGCGGCATTCGATCCGGATGCCTCATCCGATCAAATGCCGCCGTTACTTAACTGTCAAAATACGATGTCTGTCAACCATGCCGCAACAGGCCTATGTAGCAAACGCGCGTTTAAGTAGGACATTTCGACCGTCAAGCACGTATTGCCAAGATAATAGCCGTCCATGACGGTCAACGTCATGGCAAGGTCGGGCTTTGTCATGTTGGTCAGACAAATTGGCAGTAAGTATTGCACCTTGTTCTGATAGCCCTGTGGAGCGACAATACTGGGGTCCACTACTGCCTTTCGTCGTGCCAGTTCTACCGCCGTTTCCAATAGGAGTGGGAGGTTTTCTTTATCTCGCACTTCGCAGGGCAATCGCTCCATATTTTCAGGGTCACGCAGAATGTGGTCGACATTGACGCGAATCGGCCATTCCGGGTTATAGTTGACACCTAACTGTGCCATATCATAAGAGGGCTTGCCGGGGAGGGGCTCGATGTACTTCATCCAAGTGTTTACCTCGTCGGCAAATCCACGGAAATACCATGGAAGCATGGAATCCGTCCGCTTGTTTCGGTCAAAGCATGCGTAGATAGGCTTATATCGTTCTGTGTAGAGGCCGGTATGAAAGCACGCGACTTCGTTTCGGACATAGAAATATCTCCCTGCTTTTATTGCATCATTTTCATTGTTGAAATCAATGGCTTGTTTTCGGAAAACAGTATGAATGTATCGTTCGAGTATAGGGGTCCACTGGTTTTTGGTCAGGTAGACCGGATTGGTGAATCGCCACGGCTCCTCCAGGGCCAGCGCCGCCAGTTCATCGAGCCGCCCATACCAATTGGGGACATACGCAAACTCAAAGAGATCCGGCACGAGCATGGTGTGGGTGTGCGTCATAGAGGTTCCTCCGTTCATCAATTTTTGGGCATCGTCGGCTGCCTTGGCCCGTAATAGCTATATATAAAACTCGCTGCAGTGTGGGCAATTACGCCTCTTTTTTGCACAGAAGTCAACACAGATTGCCGCGCCACCGCAAGCTATATCAACTCCCGCCAGTTCCGAATTGCCCGGATGTAGCGTTCCTGTATTTCGGCCTTCAGGTCCTCATCTAGTCTTTTTATGGAGCGGCCCTCGCTGTTGGTTTCCTCGATAGTAGCCCAGTGGGTAATGTCTGCATCATATCGCCGTAGCAGCATCAGCAATGCCTCTTCCTCGCCAGCGGTAGCGCGCTTGATCAAATCTAGTGATAAATCAGGTATCTTGTTCCTTTCGGTTTTCATATAGAAGAATTGTTTGATAGGCACGTTGTCTCAGGTTGTACACCGTGCGTACAGTCACCCCCAAATAGTCAGCGATTTGCGTATTCTTCCAGTGGTGCCAATAATCCAAAATCAGTACCTTGCGTTGGTTTACCGGCATGGCATTGAATGCATTATATAAAAACTCATGGTTGAGCTCGCAATAGAGCTCGTCCGCAAACACAACGAAGCTGTTGGAGGGGTAGCTTTCATCGACGCCCTCCGTTTCGGCCAACACCTGCGGGTCGATAGATGTAAAACGATTTTTATGCGTAAAGTACTTCCGCCGCACATACATTCCCAGATTCGAAATTGTTCTGCGGCTGTAGCTATCAAACATCTCACACAATTCCTGTTCGTGGGACTTGGGAGTTGGCATATCGTCACCCCCTTCGTATGCTATGAGAGATAGCCGCTTTTCCTCATCGCCTCCTTTACCTATATAAATAGCAGCAGCATCCCAAAATCGGAAAATATAAAGTCA